AGTGGGAAAGAGGGTATATACAAAAATAAGCTACTGAAAAATCAGTAGCTTATTAATTTCTGTCGGGGTAGCGGGAATTTCACTACTGACAATAAGATGCTGACAATCCGTTGCGTATAAAACTGTATAACTGTATATTCTTCTATTATTGTCTATTAGTGTATATCATCATTATTTTCTTTTTCTATTTTTCGCAATTCATGTTCAAGCTCTTCTGGCTGAAGTATTTTCTGGGGATTGCATTCCTTTATCCAACCTTCTATGAACCCTTTATGTGCTCCATGTATAGCTTCAAAAGGAAATCTCATAGTTTTATTAGTATCATATTTAAATAGTACATAACAATTAGAGGTTGGTTCATCCACCTTCTGAATAGATAAAGTTGGGAATGCCTTACGCCATTTCTTTATGAAACTATCAATTTTGTAAACAGAAAATATTTCTATTGTTCTCATTACTTATTTAGTATTTCTAAGTTGTTATCACCAAAAACCAATTTAAGCACTTGGTCTTTCCGATCTTTTTTTAATTTTATCTGAAGAATTGCTTCTACATCTTCGGATGTCTTTCCGTCAGAGGTGTACTTCTGTGGATAAGTGAAAACATCTACTATATCCATATTCAAGGCACTTGCAAATTTTGAAAGTTGCCATAAACTCAACTGCACCTCACCGCTTAATATTTTACTGAATTGAGAAGCAGACGTACCTGCATATTCAGCAGCAGCACCTTGTGTTAAACCTCTATCTGATATGATTTTACGTATCTTATCTATGACTGGGTGTATTGGAAATTCACTTTTCTTTTTCATATCTCAAATATATCTATTGATTATCAATATGTTATAACTTATTTTGAAACAAAATTTCAAAATATTCAATTATATATTTCATATATTGAAAATTCATTTCTATATTTGCATTATAAATTTCAGAATAAGAATTGCAATATTTAAGATTATGAACGAAAAAACATCAAAAATGGTACCTAAGAACCATTACGACCAAATGGAAAAAGCCACAAGACTGAAGCTCCGTAACGAGTTCCTAAAAAGAAGCGGTATGTCATTGATTACATTCTATGACAAATTAAGAAAAGACTCCTTCAAACCTTTGGAAAGAGAACTATATGAGAACATTTTCATAATTCAACAAAATTAAAAATCCAAGCAAATGATTTCTGCACATGAGAAGATGATGGAAACGATACCCAAAGAGTTCAAACGTATAATGTCTGGAGTAGAGGCGGCGGTACGCAGCGGAAAAACAAGATACCTCATAAGTAGCAGACATTTAAAACCTGAATATGAAAGAGCGTTGTTAGATGCTGGGTATAAAATTAGAAAAGGACGTGTAGCAACTCAAATTACATGGTAGCATTTATCTCCAATATTGAATTCTACAACACCCCTGAAGGTGAGGTGATGATGAAAGAGTTCGGGCAACCGACTGTTGTGCTCAAGGAGACCGACCGCCCGACTATTGAGCACATGCTTGCTGTCATCAGGGACAGATATCCGAAAGCACATGCCCGGCTGATGCAGCTCTATTCAGCCAGCACGATGAATCGTTGGCATTATGAATTCCGAGTGGTTCATCGTTTCATCCGATGCAATTTCGGAGAGTATGACCAGTACAATCTTGACATTAACAAGGATGGACAGTTTGTATTCGAGGAGGTCAAATGCCCATTACGGGGTGAATGTGAACATGAAGGGGTGATATGCAGACCGGAGCTTGATACAGCACTGACCGATCGCGAGATGGATGTATTCCGGCTCATTGCCTCCAGCTGCCAAACTGATGAAATTGCGGCAGAGCTACATATCTCGCCTTGTACGGTTAACCGCCATCGAGAGAATATCAAGGCAAAAATCAAGGTTCGTAATGTGGGTGAGATGATTTCCTACTGGCATCGGAATCAAATGAAATAAGCCCACCGTGAGGTGTGCCATCTGTGTTTAATGTGTATTCTATGGCTGTGGCGGTCTGCGAAGATAGTCCGGCCCCTCATACTACATTCAAATGGTAGCGGTATACTTAAGATTTGCCGCGACTGGGGTTCGATTCCCCTATATGAGACGATGATTTACTAACTTAATAAACAGAATACATGATAACAACAAAGGTTTTTCCTCCATTTCCACTCCTGACGGACAGTTCAGGATGTGGATTCCACGTCCGACGGCTTCGGGCAGAGTAATATGCAACTGTGGATTTGCACTCAAGAGTCATCTTCCTTTCGTCGATGCCGTTGATGCGCTGGACTACCTGCAGGTAGATGAAGTTCGGCAGATAGACCAGGACTTTAGTATCCTTGCTATTTCATTTCTTAATGCGCCGCATGAGTGTATGCTGAAGATGATAGAAGATATCCCCGAACTTATGGAGCAATACTTGGTAAATACATAAAATCTGAATGCTATGAGATACTTTATAGATAACATCAAGACTTATGCCAATGTCAACAAAAAAGGCAGGGCATTGCAGATATACGTGCAACAGTTTGACCGACATCTGATTGCTGACGAATGTTCTTTGGATGCACTGAAGTGTGACATCGAGCACCAGATTAAGGTTATGAATGAGAAATACCCACGCAGCCGTCCGGTTCGGCTCGAGGTATATGAGAATGCCAAGGGTGGACAGTGGACTATTCTTGTGGAGCATGACAGCGACAGCATTGTCTGCATCATATCCTATGAAAAGGTGATGGGCTATTATACCTTGGCAGATAAGATAGATCAATTTGCAAAAATAGGACAGTGATGAGTAATGTGATTGTTTTTTTGTGGATATCACTAATTGTGATAGTGGCAGTCTTGATACTATGTGTCTGGGCAATGCGGAAAGCATCCGGATCTTACCGAATTCTCTTTCTCTTTGATATTATCGTCTTGATGATAAATATTGGGATAATAGGATTTGCAATTGGGTATCTATCTAATATGCGGTAATATGAGAGATTTGAAAATGACAGATTTCCCGACATATCCTTGGGAGACCCTTGACGTGTATCAGGACAACAGTTACTGTTACAATATCCGGCCCGGGCAACATGTCGTTGGAGATTTATTCGACGATTCCAGGACGAAGCTGGTATCATACAATAGTAAATCACATGTGCAGATAATCTGCGTATGCGACCCCTACAAGCCGCCTTTCTATGCGCGTGAATGTATGTATGGTGTATATTCGGCGTGGAAAGAAATCGGAGAGGACATCTTTACCTTGGAGTTTATGGGGTATTCTACCAAGCAAAAATTTCCACCTCTATGTACATCACACCATTATTTTTAAGATAATATGAACAATGAATCGTTTGAGAGGGCCAAAACCCTCAAGGAAGAGATTGAAAAGTGTGATTCCCTGCTTGATTCAATCCTAAAAAGCAGCAGGGAATGCTGTGTGTATCGCGATGCCGATAGGGGTACTCGTGACATTATTGCCATCCCCCTTCCCAAGTATTGTACCCAGTACATTATTGATGGACTTTACGTAAGAAAGTGCCGGATGGAGCAGGAATTTAAAGAGTTATAACAATCTAATAACAAGAACCATGGTTACTAAAACAACATTCAAAAAGAAGTTTCCGGACGTTAAGGTGCAGAAGCTGCAGACCAGCGTCGTATTCAGCCGGCAGAAGGTGGAAGAAACCGTATTGAAGATGTGCGATTCTCTCGGTACCGGACTGCTTTATTACAATTATTCCAACAGATGGATAACCGTTTATACCTCCGAGAAAATGAAAAAGGCACTGGACTCAATGAAACCGGGTTCAGAGGTCTTTCACGAACATTTTGGTGCCTATGGCAAGGTGATGAGCGATAAGCCATTTGTCATTTGTGGAGAATTGTGTATCAGGGTTGACTTCGGGGGAATACCTGAAAGTGGAGCATATAGTTGTGTATGTTTTGTAATGTAATCGAATAAATATGAATATAGAACAATGGATTGGGGAGGGATTAGCTGTGCGCTTGTTTGTGCAATACCTATAGTGGCCATTATCTGCGATACTGTAAAAAAAGTATTTGAGATAAAATATAAAAAAGGAGATGAGAACTAAGTTGATAAAGAAGCATAATCCGTAATCTTTTTTGGATGATTTAAAAAGGGGACGAGAGGTAATGGTTTACGCAGAGTGTACCAACTCCTACTATCAAATCTTAAAAAAAGACTTGCTGAGAGATGCTGAAAGGCAAGCAATCACATACTATATAACGGATACTATATTTATTATAAAAAGAAATGTGATGGTAGTCATTTAACGAGTAACAAATTAAATATGAGCGAATTGACTAAAATGATAAAAGTCCCTCTTTGGGAGCTAAAAGAAATAGCTGATACACTTCGGATGGTAGCAAATGCGCTTGATTCCCCTAAAAGAGAATCATGTTTAGATCGGAACGTAATGCGTTCATGGAATTATGTAGTTGATATGATAAAAGGAAAGATACCCTCTGCACCTGAAAGCATTGACTACTATATAAAAGTTGGACAGGTTCCTAATATAAACGAATAATCAATACAATAAAGAAAGAAACATTATGCGTAAAGAGATAATGTACATGATAGCTTATCCAGATGGTACACTTGTGATGAATACTCAAAAGTACTACCGAAGAGATTGTGTCAGATACTGGCTGGACGGAACTGGTTTAACATGGAAACAGATGTATAAGAAAGGCTTTCGCTGTAAAAAAGTAAAAGTTACATTTGAAATAATTGATTAATAAAAAGAAGGTATGAATAAAATAAAGAACCGTAGGCTTGCGCTACGAGCCTATAAAATCAGAGTAAAACAATACCCTTACGATAAGCCATTGATTGATAGAAACAATCTCGCTTTTGTCCGTAAGGAAAATGACGGGAACCGATGTGATTGTTTCGGGCATTGGCTTAACTATTGGAATACAAGACCTTTTTAATTGACTAATAACAAATCAATAATGAATAAAAAAGAAATATCAATGAAGAAAGGTCAGAAGGTACGCATTCTGCGTACCAATCAAGTAGCGACAATCGTCGAAGTGGAGTTAATTCGTAAAGGTGGCAAGGTACATCGGTACTGCCATCTGAAGACAGATGAAAAGTCATATTTGTGGTTGGATGCCTCAGAACTGGGGAGTGTGGTGGAGGAAGTGAAGGTCTCGGTAGTTGATGACCGGAACCGGGAGCTGCACTTGGCTATATGCCATGACTACTCCAAGGATAATATGAAGGTGCAGCTTACCGGCAAGAATCCGGATAATCTGAAGGAAGCTTCCGGACTATATGCGAGACTGATGAACTTGTTCATTGGGAGCCTGAAGGAAACGCGGGAACTGTAGGAGCAGATAACGTCCTTGATGATATGGAAAGCCTATTGAAATATAGAATGGAAAATCTTGATTGGATAGACTGTTTCTTGGAGACGCTTGGCGTCGACGCTTTTCTTGAGTTTGAGACGAGGGTATATAGTGCCCTCGACAAGCTCAAGGTCATGCATTACTATGATATCGGGGGCTCGGTCATACCGGAGCAGCAGGAACTATTTATCAAATTCTGTTGCTGCTATATCACCGGGCACCCTGAATACGAATTCAATGAAGACTATACACAGATATGGAGGAAAGAAAGCTATGAACAATGGAAGATGGCAACCCGATGAGGACAGATACGTCCGGGAAAATGTCAATAAGAAGACATTGGAACAAATGGCGGAGCATTTGGGAAGATCCGCATTGGCTGTACAGTTATATATGCACCGGAAGCATATTGTAGTGGGACAGACAGTCAAGCGGAATCTGGTGCAGGAGATTCTCCGACTGAAATTCCGGCATCTGGAAAATTTCATGCCCAACCGTGCCTTCTACCAGGAGGTAGGCATCAACCAGATGCGCTGGTGGGATATTTTCTATGGCCGAAAAAATATAAACCAAGAAGAATATATCGCGTTGTCGAAGTATTTCGGCATAACACTGGAGGAGGCATTCGCAGCGCGTCAACTTTGCATATTTGAAGAACAATGATTGATGACGAATTAAAACAGAGAATAAAGGATGCCAACGAGATTACGGACGTGATCGGCCAGTTTGTATCCCTTCACAAGAGAGGTATCAATTATATAGGGATCTGCCCGTTTCATCCGGACCGGCATCCGTCGATGACCGTCAGTCCGTCAAGACAGACATACAGGTGTTTCGTCTGCGGCAAGGGAGGGGATGTCATCCAGTTTGTCCAGGATCATGAAAACATGTCATTCAACGAGGCTGTCACCTGGCTGGCTGGCCGTGCGGGAATTTCTCTTCCTGAACGGGTGATGTCCGACGAGGAAACGGCCAGGGTAAAAGAACGTGAAGCGCAGCGTATAGCGATGAAAGGCGCCGCATTCTTTTTCGAGAAGCATCTTCCGGAAGCGCAACTTTATCTGCATGACAGAGGGTTCAGCCTGGATGACAAAGTCCTGAAGGATTTCAGAATTGGATATGCCCCGACAGGTAACCTGGCTAAAAAGGAGATGCTTGCAGCCGGATTTTCCGAACAGAAGCTGCTTGAAACGGACATCCTGAAGAGAAGCGAGAAGAACTTCACCTTCGACACTTTCAAGGACCGCATCATGTTTCCCTATTTTGATATCAAGGGCAACATAAACGGATACACCGGACGCTGGCTGACCCCGCAGGAAAACACCGGCAAGTACGTCAATACCGGGGACACGCCGTTGTTCAAGAAAGGCACTCACCTTTTCGGTCTGTACCAGGCACGTACTGCCATTGCAAGGTATGATTGTGCGTATATAGTCGAAGGTCAGTTCGATGCCATGTCCATGCACAAGTTCGGTGTCTGCAATACCGTTGCCACCAGCGGAACCGCACTGACTCCGGAACAGATACAGCTGCTTGGCCGATTCACCCATCGCGTGATACTTGTATATGATGCGGATACAGCCGGGCTGAAAGCGTCACTGGCCAACTGTGAGGCTTTCTTGCGTGCGGGTTTCCAGGTCAGTGCAGTTCCGCTTCCTGAAGGGAAAGATCCTGATAATATTGCCCAGGAGCAGAAACTTGAAACCGGGAAATGGCTTGCAAACCGGGAACAAAATTTCCTTCAATATTTTGCCATCTCCTTACGAGGCAAGAATCCCGGAACCGACCCAAACAGAGAGGAAGAGGCAATGCAACGGCTTTCAACCCTCATTTCTGTCATCCCTTCGGAAACGCTTCTTCTCAAGTGCATAGAGATAATAGCCGGGATTTTCGGCTGCAACACGGAAGTCATCCAGCGGAAAGTGAATTCCATCTTGCGGCAGCGGAAGACAGCTTCCATCAAGGAGAAAGACAAGATGGCTCCCGGCATATATGGTATCGATATGATTGCGGAGGCACGTAGCGGAAATGAGCCTTGCATCCTGACATCAGATTATCAGGAGTTCCTCACCTTGTATGGAGATGCTCCCATAGCATACGTCCATGGCATTCCTGGAATGAACGACATACAGCAGTTGCGTCAGGCAAGCCAGATGTTCACCTCTGACAGTGATGGCCTTACTATTGCAAAAGACGGTACGGAATCCGGTTACCTTGCCGGACTATCTGCCATTTTCCGTGCCGGTATTTCCAATATCACCATAACGGTTGAACGGAATGTGGATAATAATGATGACGAGGAAGAAAGCGATGACGGGGAAAATATGGATGAAGAGACGAACGATATCATCGAGACTTTCAATTTCGCGAAATTCTATGTATTCCTGCACAAATCTTTTTTTAAGACCTATAATGGCGAGCGTGCTCCCTATATAGAACGTTGTGCTGAAATAATCAGCTACGCGGAAGATTCGGTACGCATCATCAACTTTACCTACTTTCAGAATTGCCTGGGGCTGACCAAGCAAGCCTTGAATGAAATACTCAAGCCCTATCTGGCCAAACGCAAATCACGCATGGCCATCAATGCACAACGGACGGACGATGACTATACTGAAGAGAATTATGACCCGGACGAACTTCCCCGTTATGTCCAGGACAATCCGGAATATCTGCAGATGTTCCAGCAATGCAATTACTATCCGAAGTTAAACAAGCAGGGGGAGCCGGTATGCTACCTTTTCAAGAATGAGAAGTCCGGCCATACCATGGTCGGTGACTTCTATATGATTCCACTCTTGCATATTTACTCGGACAACGACGAGGAAAACAAGCGTGTCCTTAGAATAAACCGCCGTTATTACAAGACACCGCTTTACATTGAGGTGAATTCCAAAGTCCTGGCCAAGAAAAGCACTATTGAGGAAAAGCTAATTATGCTGGAAGCAGTCAACTTCACCAATGGTGAAGAGAAACATTGGACTAAAATACGTGAATATATGAGCAGACATTATGTTACTTGCACAGAGGTTTCCACATACGGGAACCAACAAGAAGACGGTTTCTCCCGACGGGAAGACCAACAGTTTTTTGCCTTTGCCAACGGCATCTTCCATGTTGTTGACGGAATACCGAGATTTGATGCGGTGAATGAGCTTGGAGTGGTCACCCACAATGGCAAGAACTATTATCTACCGGCATTCTCCACCATATATGCCGGTTCCGGCAAGCAGTCCGACAAGTATGAACTTATTTCACAGCTTGTCTATAAGGAAATCCCTATAGACAAACGTTGTACTTTCGACGAATGGGCCTCACTGATGGACCGTGTATATAAAATCAATGACAACGGGAAATGGGCCATTCTCTTTGCCATCATGTGCGCTTTCCGAAGCAATATACACTGCATAGACCGTTTGTTTACAGCACCATTCTTTATGGGACCGATGTCATCCGGAAAAACACAGATTGCGATATCCATCCGTTCCCTATTCATATCTCCGAAAATACCAATTTTCAACCTGAACATCGGTACCGATGCAGCCATGTCCACATTGATGAGCACTTTCCGGGATGTTCCGGTTGTCCTTGATGAATACAACAATAAAGATATATCAGATATAAAGTTCCAGGCACTTAAAGGAATAGTATATGATGGTGATGGAAGACAGAAGCGTAAAGGCACATCCGGCAAGGAGATAGAAAACGACAAGGTGTACGCGCCGGTTGTCATTTGCGGCCAGGAAACTCCCCAACGTGATGACAATGCACTCATGTCACGTATTATAGTCTGCGAAGTCCCCAAACCGAAAAACCGGACCAGGGAGGAAGTGGAGCTTTTCAACAAACTCAAGGATATAGAGGATCCGGCCAAAATCGGGTTGTCGAATGTCCTCTTTGAAGTCCTTCAGCTGCGTCCGCTGGTAATGCAGCATTTCCGGGCACTGAAGCAGAAATCCTATGATGAATTGAAGCAGGCGCTGATAAATGCCGGTGAGATTGACCGCCTCATGAAGACTGCATCATTGTTTCTGGCGACATGCAGACTGATTGAGGATTATACAGAGTTGAAATTACCGTTCACCTATGAGGAGTTTTTTAAAATAGCCTGCGATAAAATCAAATTCCAGGTGGAACTGATTTCCAAGACGGATAAACTGGCCACATTCTTCAAGGCTATGGATGTGATGATTGATACCAAGGCAATCAGGGAAGGCAGGGACTTCGCCATTGATACACCGGAACGAATCACCATCAAGCTGCCCGGAGGAGAGAAAAAGGAGGTTCCTATTCCTGCAGGAACCCGCGTGTTATTCCTACGCGTCAGTACCATCTATACGCAGTACGCACGTTCTTCTTATAATCAGGAAGACTCAACGCAGTCGACCATCGAGCAGAACCTCCGCTCCCATCCCAGTTACCTGGGCTTTGTCCATGCACGCCGGTTCAACTGGTATGAAGTCGTGGAGGTACCACGCGGCGGTTTCGAGGAAGATACTCCCAATGAAACCGGAATTCCGGTAAAGCTCAACAATGACATGGTGCGTAAAGTTGAGAAGAAGTGTACCAATTCCAGTTGCATAGCTATCAACTACGAAATTTTCAGAGAATTATATAGCATTGATTTGCAACGCGGTTCTGAAGAATCCCGTGTTGACGATAATCCCGACAATGACCCTATCGGAGCAATCGGTGCCCCCCAAGAGTTGAAGTTCTGATGTTACATTTTCCTATATCACAAACCAGACATTTATTCCCGGTGGCCGTCCCATCGGGAATAAATGCTTTTTTATATTCTGATTTACGGACATTTCGTTCGGTTTCATCCTCCTGGTATCTTATGATACTTCCCTACTCCATCCCCCGGACCCCCTGGAATAAAAAGATAAGCAATATAGAGGGAGTTTTGAAAAGAAAATATTTCAAAAGAGGCGTCCAACAGTCCAACAGTCCAACAAGAGAAAGGATTTTAAAATGTAACTCTCTGTTGTATAGTAGTATATATTATCTATTTAATCATATATATATACTACAATGGCGTTGTCTTGTTGGACGCTGTTGGACGTGTTGGATTGCCGTTTTTCAACCATCCAACTGGCTCCGTCCAACAAAAACGGCAAAAAATGCGGCTTGTTGGACGTGTTGGACGTCCTCCAACAGTATTTTCTTTATAGTAAATTTGTATAACTAAATAATAATCAGTAACTTTAATAATGCTGTTGGACTGTAGGACAGTTGGAAGCAAAAATAAACAAAAACGGTTTCAAAAAATTTTTTTAAGGAAATGAGCATGATTACGACGAGTATTTCAATTACACCTTACCTTGCTGAATATCTGCGCGGGAAGTACAACAACGGTGCGGATGAGCCTTTCCGTATTCCTGACAATACGGACTTGTACCATGTGATATGGACGCTGATGTCACGGCGCCATCAGAACCAGTCTCCCATAGATGACGGTAATCTGACTATCATACTCCCGGAGAGGCGTATCGGCAAGAATCCGGAAGTGTATAACTATCTGTCCCCACGGGCGGCCAAAATTATAGAAACGGAAATACGCAGGATGTTCAACCGGGAACTTCATACGGCAATGGACGAGAACGACCTGAACGGACATGAGCTGAACAATCTCGATATCGTTCACAATTTCCTATGTGCGTATTGCATAGACAGCATCAGCGAGGATGCGTTGCTGAAGAACTTCTATCGGTGGCGGGAGAACATCCGCAAGCGGAAAAAGCGCCGCGAATACAAAAAGAAGTTAAAAAACAGCTAAAAAATCACCGACCGAACTATGCATTTTGTCCCAAAATGGAGGACAAAATGTCCTATGCGTGGCGAACTTATTGAATTACAAATAAATATCCTAATATGAAAGAACTTTCCATTCAGATTAAAGTTTATCCAGTGACCGGCATGCGCCAGGATGTCTATCGGTTCATGGCCGATGAGTTTGATTTTACTCCGGTACCGGAATCCTCAGAGGCGGGCCGCTGCTTCAACTGTAATAAAGATATAAACATAAGCCTTCCTCCATCCGGAGTGATGAAAGACTTCCTGGCAGGCAGGTTCTGCATTGTCGAGTTCACTGACACCAGGCACCGGAGTTTCCGGATCGGGGACAAAAAAATACCCGCCATTGTCTCGATATCCCCCAATCTGAATTCGGCGACTCTTAAAATTGAATGCAAAATGCTCAGTTCCCCGCTATTGTAGCGTCCTTCTCCCCTTTCTGCAGGCTGCCTATCTTCGCTGAAAAGATACGCAATGAACAGAACTTATCTACGCCAGCTTCTTACTTTAAATATACACCGGCTTCTTATCACGGCAGAGGGCTTGTCTTCTGCCATGATAGAGGCTTTTCCATTGGTGCCCGCTGACAGTCTGCAGCCGACATCCTTTTTCTTCAATGAAAATCCCCCCACATATAAGGAGACATCGAAAAAGGCCCTTTCACTTCTTCAGCAGGAAATGAAGGCCCGTTCGGAACTCCAGGGTATAACCGTCACCGATGACTTCTCTTCTGACGAACTTCCTGAAGGCAGTATCGCCTATCACCGTATCTGGGGATTCATCACCTCAGATTGTCAGTGGTATTTCTCCTCCAAGCAGTTCGAACGGGACCTGCTTGCGGCAGAAGCCAATCCGGCCATAACCTGCCATTTCCTGCATGTGAACTCTCCGGGAGGGGAAGCATGGTATATGGACAGACTCAGTGAGACGATGCGCTCACTCGGCAAACCTGTCATGACATTGGTGGAGCAATGCAACTGTTCGGCCAGCTATTATATAACCTGCCATTCCAAATTCATTGCCGCACTCACGGCCTATGATACCATCGGCTGCATAGGAACCATGATTTCCACTTGTAACTATGACGGATGGTTCGAAAAGATGGGGCTCAAACTCATCCAGGCCAAAGCCACGAAATCAGACCTGAAGAATAAAAAGACGGATGACTTGCTCAGAGGGAAACCGGAACAGTACATCAAAGAAGAACTGGATCCACCCAATGAACAGTTCCTTGCCGCCGTTCTTGCGTCCAGACCGCAACTGGGCAACCTGCCGGAAGACGATCCGGTATTCCGTGGTGAAACATTCGATACTCCGCATGCCATCGATAAAGGGCTGGTTGACGCCTCCATGACTTTTCCCGAAGCTGTGGCTAAGGCTGTAGAACTCGGTCGCAGCTATATGGAGATTGAGAATATAAAAAGAAGTGCTCTCAACTATTTATAACTTAACTTTTGTTTATCATGAATTTAAAGGAAAGAATTCAGACCGTCCTGCAGAAACTGAATCTGCTGGACAAAGCGAAAGCCAATCAACTGACCCAGGAAGAATGGGGACAGATAGTCAACTCCTATAATCAGGAGTATCAGTCTATCCTTCAGGATGACTTGGCTGCGGACCAGGCGGCGCAACGGCAAACGGTTGCCGTCACCCAGGAACAGATTGACCAGGTACAGTCCATTCTTGGAAGTATCGTCAATCCGGTACAAACCAATTCAACAGCCACGGAAGAGGGAAACGGCGGGAATGGACCGGTGCAGACCATTTCACAGCCAGCCAACGGTGAAGGTCTGGTGCAACTGGCCACTGCTGTGCAGAGCCTGGTTGACAATATGAACAACCGCGCGGAGGATGATATTCCTTCCCAGACAGTGACAGCTGCTTCCATCATGTTCACGGGACCGGCAGACCGTTCCCGGTATCTTTTCGGTATTGAAAATCCGATGTTCTCCATGTCCGAACGTTGGAACAAAATTGCTGCCAATCCGGCCTCCGCTTCTTCTTACGGTCCATGGGAAGAAGATAATGAAGGAGCCGCTTTCCGTCGCCAGGCCGTTACTTTCTCCCGTTCACTGCAGCAACGTTACGATTATCTGCACAAAAACGGCATGCTTGACGCCAAACGTCTGGCAGCCGGAGAATTCAGTACGAACTACGAAGGGGTGGATACAGCCGGTGTGGGCAACCAGTATGTGGTCCTGCGTCAGGACTATTTGATTGCGCGTGTACTCACAGTCCGCGACCTCACGCAGTATTTTCCCGTCCGCTATGGAATTCAAGACCATGACCTCGTGTTCAATGCCTTCTTCTCCGAAGTTTCCCAAGCTTACCAGCAGGGTGAAATCTGGAAGGGTGACATGAAGCTTGAGAACGAGATGGGTCATGTGGATGATGCGATGATCAAGCTCAAGTTCGGTCCGATGAAAGAACTGGAGCGCATGTACATCGCTTATCTGAATAAGGAAGGCTCCGATCCTATCAAGTGGACCATGATCGAGTTCTGCATCCTGAACTCATTGGAAACTGCGCAGGTGGAGCAGAACAAACGCCGTATGCGGGGTATCTATGTCAAGCCGGAAACGGGTGTTGCAGGCAGCTATCTGAACGCATCGACCGGAATCATATACACGCTGGTCCGCTACATGCATGAGTTTAAGATTCTTCCCCATGACGATGAGTCCTATCGCAGCTACACGGCTTCCAACATGTTGGATTCCGTTCAAGAGTTTGTCGGCGATGTGGTGGCTTCCTGCACGGAAGACATGGACCTTGACCGCCACGTCCTCTATCTGAATAAAACCCATTTGCCCTGGTGGATTAAGAATGTCCGCGCCAAATATGGAAAGGACATTGATTTTTCCGGTCCGGACAGTTACCGCAATGTGGTACCTGACACGAATATGCGTATCATCTGGTTGCCTTACCTCGGCCAGCTTCCCCTCATGTTCATGGATATTCCGGGCAACCTCCAGTTCCTGGAATTCGTACCGGGAGAGATGCTCTCTATCAAGGTGAAAGAGGACATGGAACTGGTAAAGGCATGGTCCACCTGGAAAGAAGGTACCGCCGCTTCGTTCACCGGCCGCCGTTTTGACAGCCTGGAAAAACTGAAGGCCAACAATTACGAATGGCAGCAGATCTTCATGAACAAACCTGCCGTCGATATGGCAGCGGACGCGACTACTGTCGATGCTTCAAAGGGATTCTGGCAGATAACAGCGGCCAACACTGCCGCCAAAGCCATTACGGACATTACGGGAGCCAAAGCCGGTGTAGCCTACATCATTGAATGTGGCAGCACAGAGAATGCCACTACCATCGCCAAGTCGGACAAGTTCGCCGACATTACGGAAGCTTATACTCCTACCAAAGAGGGTGACTATATCATGGTAATCCTGAACAGCAAGGGGAACTTCCTGGAACTGGAACGTCAGGTAGGCGGTGTACGCAAGGTGAACTCTGCACTCCAGCCCAACATTCCTGGAGTCAGATAATTGGTTGTCTATAAGAACAGATTGTTTTCAGGTAGCGCGGGGCGGTCCACTTAAGCCCGCTCCGTTTTTTATAACTTAAAAATTAAAATTGTATGAAAGCAAAAAGAATTTCAAATCCTTTCCGTAAAGGGAACCAGGCTGCCCGTAGGATGCAGGTCCGGTTTTTCCTTTCGCTGATGGTGCTTCTGGCACTCGTGTTTATTCTTGACATGGTCATGTCCCCCGGTTCTGTGCTGGGAATTTACGGATTTTCCGGTACCACACTGGCCGCCATGATGGTCATCGGTGACGTGGATGACGTATCCGACCGAAAGACGCATGGCTCAAACATCGCCTATAAGATTTATTTGGTGGATATCGACCAGGTAAATTCCGATGTGCCCTTTCCGCTTCCTAACCAGCAACGAGAGATAAGCACCATCCCGATGAAAGCCGGACAATACATGAAGTACTTTGCGGCTCACGATATTCCCACCTACACTTCAACCGGCGAGAAGGGTGACATTACCACCAGCGGTACCAACACTTTTGTTGCCGTCATGGGCGGCATGCGTGACCAGCTGCTCGATTTCATTGAACAGCATGCCGGAGGCAAGTTCATCATCCTTTTCAAGGAAGTGGGCGATGCGCAGTGGTACATTCTCGGCAACTATGACCGTCCGATGGTACTCTCCTCCTTCGAGTCCAAAAACGACAAGGACGGGCGTTATGTAACCTATACCTTCACACGTACAAGCATTGACCAGTACTACAAGTATACGGGCGATATTGTCCGTGCTCCGGCAGCGGCTCACACGGCTGACGCAACGGCACTTGCCATTAAATCCACCAACAACCGTTATACCATCCCCGATGGCAGTGAAGGCACATACGCCATTTCCACTGTCAGCGGATTGACAGCCAATGATAAGGGACGTTACATCACACTTGAGGGTACCGGTACCGACAAGGCGGCCACCATTGCCGACGGCAACAGTTTTGTGCTTGAGGATGGAGCTACCTGGACAGCCAAAGCGGGTTCCTCCATCACCTTCATGGTGCTTGATGCCTCTACACTTGTCGAGGTATCCGGTAGCCGTGTGCAGACAGCTTAGTAAAAAACACCTCTTACAAGTCAGCAGAATTCCCTTATAGGCAGCGTGTTGGCTTGTAAGACTTAAATCTGTATGTTATGTATAGTTTCAAAGAAAAGAAGACACATTTCGTGGCTCTCCGGAATCCGGATGTGGCACAATATGACCTTGAGTTACTGGCTAAAGAAGTTCCTGGATTTCCGCAGCTTGCCACATTCTCACGCAACCCCAAACGTTATGCCGATGATATCCTTTATGCTTTGTTAGATTGTGCCACACGTGAGGAAATACGTGAGTATCGCCGGGCTATGATTGCAAAAAAGGCAAAAGAGGCTGAAGATGCCGGAGAAAAGAAAACAAAAGGTCCTGCTACGAAAAAAACGGCCGGAAAAAAACAGCAAATGCCCGAAGGGGAAACAACACATACTGAAGAGACCGGTCCACATGATGACGTGGAAAAGCCTGAAACAGCTCCGGCAGACAACTCGGCAGAAGAGTTGAAACAAGTGCTTGAAGAAGCGGAAGCCCGTGCTGAAGAAGCCGAACAGCGTGCCGATGAAGCGGAGGAAGCCAGGGATGAAGCGGAAGCTCGTGCCCGGGAGACTGAGCAGGCTCTGGAAGAAGAGAAAAAAAAAGAGCCGGCCAAAGAAACTCCGGAAAAGTCCAAAAGCAAGAGGAATACCCGCAAATCGACTGGGACAACCTCTTCGACCCGCAAGTCCAAATAGCCACACTCATCTACAACGACCGTGTGGTCACTTGGAAACAGATGAAGCAGCTCGACGAAAGTCTGGAAAGAAAACCGCAGAAGCGTGACATCATGGACATGGTGGAACTGCGTATCCGTAATCTTCAGGCATTCGATGAGCTGCAATCGTTCAACGACACTGGGAAGTTCCTCTACATTCATCCGCTCATAGCACACCAGTCAGAGAGAGCACAACTGGAGAAGCTGCTGCAGACGGACCCGCAGGAGTTCCTGCGCCTGCATAAGAATGTGACGGACAATATCCGCAGATACGAGTGTTACCTGAAACGCGCTGACAGACAAAACAAGCGCACCCAAGACAAGGAGAATCTCCAACGTCACCGTGAACGGGAATCACTGTTCAAAGCAATATTGCAAAAATTCAATTCGAAGTAAAATGGAAAAGCTGATAGAAGTATTTAATTTGGGTGGTTTGCCTACTGCCCCGCTGGATTCGTTCTTGGAGCTTCAGGAGGACTTCAAGAAGTCTGATCCTGACAAATTATCGAAACTGCAGATGCTTATCATCACCCGTGGTTTCAAGTATGCATTCAAAGCCTGGCAGGATCCGGACGGAAAGCTCTGGATTATCGATGCCCATCAGAGACGGAAGGCACTGCTTGCATTGCGCAAGTCCGGGTTTACAATACCGGAAATACCTTATGAACCCATTTTTGCGGCAGACAAGAAGGAAGCGGTAGAGGAAATCGCAGCCTATAATTCCGAGTTTGCCACCAGGAATCCGGATACCCTGCTGTTCAAAAAATATAATATAGATTCTGACACCCTGCAGCGCTTCAACCTGGGTTATGAGGTCAAGACCACTGATTTCGGGCAGCTATCTCCCTTGTTTGCCCAAGAGCATGAGTCGGAAAATGTGCAGGAAGATGCCATCGATTTTAATGTTCCTGCATCTGAAGATACTGTAATTGCCAGATCTGGAGATATATGGTTACTCGGTAACCATCGTCTGATGTGTGGCGATTGCCGTTCCAAATCGGACATCACGGCGCTGATGGACGGGCAGCATGCGGACTTGTGCGTCACGGATCCACCGTACAACGTGAACTATGAAGGTAGTACAGAGGAGGAACTCACCATTCAGAACGATTCCATGGAAAACGACTTGTTCGCCACCTTTCTCAGGCAAGTGTTTTCTGTCATGTTTGCCGTACTCAAGCCGGGAGGATCCTACTATATATTCCATGCGGACAGTGAAGGCGAGAATTTCCGGGCTTCTCTCAGGAAAGCGGGATTCAAGATTGCACAATGTTGCATCTGGGTAAAGAATACTATGGTGATGGGACGCCAGGATTATCAATGGCAGCATGAACCTTGTCTCTATGGCTGGAAACCGGGTGCCGGACATCAATGGAATTCCGACCGTAAGCAGACTACTGTCTGGAATTTCGACAAGCCGCAGCGCAATGCCATACATCCGACAATGAAGCCCATAGCCCTTATGGCATACCCCATATCCAATTCCAGCACTCCCGGTCAGATAGTCCTCGACATCTTCTCCGGATCCGGTTCTACACTCATGGCATGCCAGCAGATAGACCGTATCTGTCATGCTATGGAGATAGACCCGAAATATGTTACAGCCACCATTCACCGGTACCGCGCCATGTTCCCTGAACAGCCCGTCCGGTTAATCCGGAATGGAGAAATTCTTTCTGTTACAGATACCCAATCCTTGTTGAAATGAAAAAGGAACTCACTCTAACTTCAGACACCGATAAAGCCGTCCTGATAGGCGATGAATATGTATCCCAAGTGCGTACTTTCGGTGCCTTGGGGTACACTCCCCACCGTATATGTACGCTTCTCGGCCTGCGTGGGAAAGAAAAAACGGCACTTATAGTCCGTCTGTCGATACCCGGTGACGTATATTACGACGCCTACCATAACGGTTGTGCCCTGGGAGAATACAATATCGATGCCGAACTTGCCAAGAAAGCCGAGACCGGTGATGTGTCGGCCATTGAGACCTTGGAAACACGTAAGCAGGAACGGACAGTCAAAGACTTAAGAAACCAACTTTTTGGAATATGACCAGACTCGACACCCTTGATAAGATACATCCGGACTTGATAACCGCATTCCTCACCACCGGGAAGTGTGATGGCATTCCTGCCGATGTGCAGTTATTCCTCAAGCAGCTGCAATGGGCGGCGGAGATTTACGAATACGAGCGTAACATCACCCGTGCCGCCAAGCAGCTGCGCCAGCGCATCAATGCCCAGCAGCAGATTAATGTGGATGAACGTACATGTAAGGCACGCATTTATGCGGCCATCAATTACTTCAATATCGACAACAATGTGTCCATCAAGGTGTGGGAGTCCAACTATGCCGACAAGTACGAGGATCTTGCCAAACTATGTGCGGCTGCCGGTGACTACAAGACCCAGGGCAAGTGCTATGCCGCCGCCCTGGAGTGCCGTCGCCGTGCCGCCGAGATTGCCGAAGCCGACCGTAACCTGGGGATCGTCTTCCTGATATCTCCCGAACTTACTCCGGAAGACCTGGGATACAGCAAGGCCTCCCTGAAGGAGATTGCCTCCAAGCACAATAAAGGCTTCTATCTGAACTTGATAGAGAACCTTCCCATCGAGAAGGCCGAGAAGAAGCGTCTGCTGCGCGATGCGGATATTGAGGAAGCTGAATACGAAGAACTTAATGAAGAGTAAGATGGAAACTGATATTGAAACCACTTCCCGGTTTGAGGAATACTACATGAACCAGATGCAGATACTGGTCAATGTCATCGATGCCAACAACATATTTGCCGAAGTGGCGCGTGCAGGTGGCAAGACGGAAGGTATCACCGGCCCACGTATCATCCGTGTGGCCAATGACATGCCAGGCGAGCTGTCGTTTCTGGTACATAAGACCTACGTTGCCCTGATGACGAACGTATGGCCCAACCTTCAGGCTTATTTCTCCAGGGAAGTCACCGTAGGTGGGAAGGTACGTTCCATGCTGGAGTATGGCATCGATTATGTGGTGGGCGAAAATAAGCTCCCTTCTCATTTCCGCAAGCCCCGATATCCCATATCCTACCCCAAACACAGTGTCGTTTTCCGGGATGGCCATCACATCCAGTTGGTAAGCTCGGACCAGCCGGAGTCCGTTGCCGGACGCTCTGCCGTCCACGCCATCATTGAAGAGATGAAACACAACAAAGGGGAGAAATTGAAAACCCGCTTGTTCCCTTCCCTCCGTGGTGCCAGTGCCGAAATACGCCGGTCACCTTATTACCAAGGAATCACGGGCGTATCCGATACCGCGCGTGTGGACCTCGGCGAAGATGACTGGTTCGAGGAATATGAGAAGAATATGGATACGAAACTGATGGGGGAAATATCTACAGTTGCGCTTCATGTAAATGCAGCTATCTATCAGAAATACAAACTTATAAATTCCCAACGGGAAACTACAAATCCCGTTACCCTTGAACGTATCCGTCTTGAAATCATCAGGCAGAATCGCATCATATCTTTATGGCAGCCCCGCCTGGCGGACATGCGCCGTAACGCCACGTTGTACGTCCGTGCCAGTTCCTTCTGCAACAAGGATATTCTCGGTCCGAAGTTCTTCAAGACGCAGCTTGAGACCTTGGATATGGACGAATTCCTCACTTCCATCTGCGCTATCCGCCATAAGGAGGTTATCAATAAGTTCTTCGCCAACTACAACAAGGAGAAACATCAGTATTCAGACAGCTATATTTATGAATCCATTCTACGACTTGACCTGCGGGAACATTTTCTACTCACAGCCCGCTATTTGAAGCACTACAACAAGCGTGACGAGCTACTGGTAGGATATGACCCCGGCCACTTTTCCAGCCTTGTTGTCGGGCAGGAAAAGGAATACGGCCGTCAGCTCCGTATTATAAAGGAACTCTATTGCTGTTACCCGGATGAACAGCCCGAACTCGCCCGTCAGTTCTATGAGTTTTTCGGTGCTGATTCCCTGAATAAGCGTATCATTCTCTACCCTGACCGTGCCGGGAACAAACGCCGTGAGGAACTGGAACAGATAACCACCGACAGCCGTGCCTTGAAGCGTGAGTTGGAAAGTTATGGCTTTGAGGTGGAACTGATGAACGAAGGACAGGCCACCGTCTACCATTGGCAGCAGTTCAAGTTGTTGCTTCTTATGTTTGGAGGCCGGAGCAATGCCTTGCCGGAAATTTTAATAGACGAAAACGAGTGCAGGAACCTTTGTAGTGCCATTATGCTGTCACCGTTGAAAAAAACGGAAGGCCGCATCGAGCTGGACAAATCTTCGGAAAAGAAAGTGCCTCTCAAGAACCAGGCCGGGCTGACAACGCAGCTTCCCAGTGCCTTGATTTATCTTCTTTTCGGGCGTTATGGAAACAAAGTGTTGAGTGAATTATCGTCCATGCCGGACAATTTACCTGATAATTTGGCTATATAACGGCTGTTTTTCACTATAAAAATAGTCAGTATAGATACAATAATGGTATCGTTTGACATTAAAACAAACGCTTTTTGTTTGGAAACCAAACTTTTATGCTTTTGAAAAAGGAAAGCGTTTTCTTCGTGAGGCGCTGTTCAGCACGCACCGCTGAGTTTTGGAGTTGCAAGGCATTCTTCGAGGTTCCTCGGAAATATGACGGAGGGGGCTTTCCGTCCTTTTTCCCGCAGTAGAAACCTGCTACTTTCGGGCATGGAAATGACAATGACCGGTATTCAAGCGATGCAATGGGCCAAAGAGATATCAAAACTGCCTGACGGCTGCTTTACCATTGCCTTCTTCCCGTGTTCCAGGCATAAGGGGGAGGCATCAGCCACATTGACAGTTAAAGAAGGATGCAGATGGCGTACTCAACTGCCTGAAGAAAGATTCAGTATAGACAGTGACAACTTCTTTCTGTTTACAGATGCAGACGGGGAACCCAAGATGTGCTACCGTATTCTCATCAGGTACATGGGCTTTCCTCAAGATGGTTTTAAACTTCATAAAATAGATTGGTTATGAGTAAAAGCAATCTCAAAATGGTAGGCAACTTCGGTTGCTATCTTGACGATGACAATGTAATATCTTTCCAGATTGGAGACAGACCGATGGCTTCAGTCCTGGAACCAGATCCGATGTTCCCCCTGAGTGGAGGAAGTCTTCCGGATACGCAGTGGCAGAGCATCCAGGGATTCCAGGTGTGCAGCCGTGGCTTCAACAACATGAAATGCGAGGAAGTCGCGTCCGACATAAAGAAGAACCGGCTTCTGCCGAGATTGATTACCAAGCAGGTCAACATGCTGTATGGTCATGGGCTTGCCGTGTACAAGCCGGCAATCGTGGACGGGAAACTTCTGAAACAGTGGGTTGACTGTCCGGAAATCATGGACTGGCTCAACAGTTGGGAACAGCGCGGTCTTGAATCGGGTTATAAGGAAGTGGCCAAATCAATCATCAAGAACTACTACTATTTCAGGGACTGTTTCGTAAAGTGGCGCTTCACAAAGGGAAAAGCAAGAGGGACGATGCCCGTTGCCGGCCTTGAATCCATGGAGAACAGACATTGCCGGCTGGCCACCACCAAGAAGGATGTGGCGACAGATGTTGTCTACTACCGGGATTTCCGCTACATTGCCGTAGGGCGTTGGGGGTATGGCACATCCACTTTCCGCATCTATCCGAAGTTTTCCTTTTCGGAGCTTGCCAATTACAGATTCGCGGCCATTTCCCATCACCGGGAAAAATCCGTGGATGAGTTCTACGGTGTGAACGAAACCCATGCCGGTACCCGCTCCTACATCAAGGGTTCCAACGATACGGCTGATTATATCAACTCCTTTTTACGTAATTCGCTTGCCGCCAAGATACACATTGTCATCCCCAATGCCTGGCTTGAGTCCAAGAGGATCCAGATAACCAAACTCTGCGACGAGAATAAACGGCGCAAGAAAAACAATGAGGAAGAACTGATGTACAATGGCATCGTGATTGGTTCGGAATTCAAGGAATCCACCCTGATAAAGTATCTGCAGTCTGAACTGCGCAAGATCTCCCGCTATCTGTCCGGTGCAGACAACCAGGGTAAGGCGTATGCGACAATCAGCTTCAAGAACAGCCAGGGCGAAGAGGAACGCTGGAAGATAGAGACGGTTGATTTGAAATACAAGGAATATATCGATGCCTTGATATCCTATGACAAACGCGCCGATGAGGTGCTGCTGTCAAGCGTGGGACTTGACTCCTCCATATCCAGTGTCAGCAAGGACGGGGTCATATCCAAATCAGGAGCCGATGCGTATTACAACTATCTGATATACATTATGTCACTGACCTCGGAAGACGAAATCTGCTCCGAACCGTTCAATATGGCCGTACAGATAAACTTTCCCCATTTGTACAGCCAGGGGTACCGTCTTGGATTCTATCGCGAAGTCCCGGCACGCCAGGAAGATGTTTCACCTCAAAACAGACTAAATCAGCAACAGTCATGAGAATATTGGAAGAACTGTTTACCACCATTTCGGAATTCCGGAAGTATGCTCCCTATGCAGAGAGCAATGTCACTTTCGACCAGCTCAATTCGTCTGCCATTTCTGCAAAAAAGCAGATGGTTATCATCCTTACCAAAGATGTCTACACCGATCTGACGGCAGACGAGGGCGAACTGAAGGAGGCCCTGCGTCTTGCTATGGCCAATCTGACCATGGCCAAACAGCTCATTTTTGATGTTGTATCCAAGCGTAAGGATGATGTCGATATATACAAGCATGAGCAGGAAAGCATGCGTAGGTCGTATATCGAGAATTATTATAATGCCATGGATACTGTCATCCAGTTGCTTGACAACAGTCAAACTGTACCTTCCTGGAAGGAAACGAGATACAAGAAGATGCTTGATGTTCTTAAAATAAAGAGTACGGAGGAGTTCGACATGCTGTATACGATAGACATGTCCTATCTGTTCTTTTTCCGGACCATACCAATCCAGAGCGAAGCGCTGGATGACGGGATATCGGCCTATTTTGAGCGGGCAGAGAAAAAGGAAGAGGTACTGCGTCTGCTCAAACGGTGCCTCGCCAAACAAACCATAGCCATTGCCCTGCGGCGTTTTGATATTCTCGATTTTCCAAGTACGATTCGCAATTTATTTGAAGACTCAAAAGTTATGCGATATGGTACTCAAGAGCAAGAACGTTTACTTGCTCTGTCAGACGCTCTGCTTGAAGAGGTGAAGCGGGAACTGGCCAATATAGATTTGCTTTTGTCAACGGACAGTTCCGGCTCTGTAGATACGAACACATCCTTTAACCGTCCGGACGACATAATAATGCTGATGCCATGTTGACAATAGATTTTATAGCAAAAGGAATGCAATACAGCATCCCCAATTCCTGGGATGGATTAACTCCTTATCACTTCCAAGCACTCATGCGTGATATACAAAGGTTTGCGGAGGGAAAAATATCCGTCGGCATGGTTCGTGTGAATTATGTTTGCCGAATTATGGGATGGAATCTTCAAAAAATAAGGAATACGGATGGATGGGCAAATGTGGCCTGGCTTGCAGAGCAGGTGACATTTCCCTTCACAATTGTCTATCCAGATAATGATGCAGCACTCCAGGAACTGGATTCTGAAACATACAGACTCTGTAAGAAGATACCACCACACCGGTTGCATGGAATAACCATATCCAGGTATCTGGACAGACTGGACTACAAATATGCAGTCGACTCATGTTTCTGCAAACAATTGGTTCCGGCGATACATCTTGAGGATGAAACTTTTTTTGCCTATAATATAGAAACCATGTTCAACCGTCTTACTTGCTCGCTTACGGCACTCCAGTTCATTGAGGCACGTGGTCTCCTTGGATGTCCGAAAGAACAGCTTCCGTTATTGGCCGCTATCCTTTACTATCCGGACCGGTATTCATCTGCTGGAGCGCATAAGTTGGCACAGAAGTTCACTGGGCTGCCGATGGATGAGCTTATTTCCATAGCCTTCAATTTTCAGGCCTTCACCAATTATCTGTTTACCAAAACTGAGTTTAAGTTGCTTACAGAACTTGAGGAGACCAAAGTTTCTGCCATTTCCACGGGTGCACTTGAGTCTCTGTACAACTTGAGTTCAGACGGGTTTGGGGATATTGAAACCATCGAACACATGAATGTCATCCAGTATTTGACCATCCTCCGGAAGAAAATTATTGATACAGTGCGCAGCCTGCATGCGGCCAAAATGGATAAAGCGGATATTGCCAGAGAAGTCAGACTTCCAATCCACATAATAAATGAAATCCTATGATACTTGATTTACTCAGATATTTTGCCCGTTTTCCCCAAAAGGAAGGGGTTGTCTCCATGTTCGCCAACGGCTCAAGTGACTTTATCCAATATACGGAACTGCTTGGGTATGTCAAAAAACTCCCGGAACCGATAATGCCCGAACTTGAGAATCTTGTTTTCGGGCAGTCATACGATTACGTAAAGAAGCGCGTCGATAATATTACCGGCAACTATCTGTTCGTGGATTTCGGAGAATTCACATCAAGCCGTGACACACACAACTCCATTCTTGACAGCCAGAAACTTGCAGCTACCATAGCCATGAAAGTTTCGGATTCCGCAGACATGGTTGAGACGGCCATTGCCTCGGAAATGACCTTGTCTCTCCTTGCGGCACTTCGGAAAAGGCTTATTCTCGATTCACGGTCTGAGGATTTACCATGGCTTGATAAGATATCGGAGAATCATGACATTATCCCTTTTGTCTCATCCGAATTCAAATCCATAGGTTGGACACTCATGTTCAGTTCTGCAGCAACCGATTTGTTTAATGTCAAACCATCCCTTAGTGAGTAGCAGATGTCAGACCATTAAATGGTTCAGAAACTTTTTGTTCATGTTGTTTATTTCCATCCTGGCTGTGGGCTGTCGAAGTTCGCGGTCAGGAGCTACTCCTGATTACTCTTTTCCGTCATCCCTACCACGAAAAATAATCATTTTTTACTCAAGCTAAACAAAGCTAACACACTGATAATAAACAAGATATTACTACGTTATGCGCGTTAATAGTGTTACCTTAGCTGTACGAAAAATAAAGGATAAAACATTATGAACGAACAAGTTACAAACATTCTTAACCAGAGCATAACAAAGACGGCAAAGATACAGCAGCTCCTTCTTTTAGGTCTGACCCGCCGCCAGGTAGCCGATTTGGTAACAAACGGAAATTACGGTTTCGTGCAGAACGTATATAAGAAAATGCTGGAAGCCGGAAGATTCGGCCAGCAACCGGCCATCGCAGCCTGCCCCGAATTGGACTATACTTTCAACAGACGTTTCGGCATCGAGATAGAGGCATATAACTGCGAAAAGGGAGTTCTTGCCCGTGAACTTCGTGAGGCCGGAATTGCAGTTGCAGTGGAAGGTTACAACCATAACACCCGCGACCATTGGAAGCTGGTTACAGACAGAAGTCTTAGAGGGAACGATACTTTCGAGCTGGTAAGCCCGATACTTGAAGGGGAAGCCGGATTGCAGGAACTTCAGAAGGTATGCTGGGTGCTCGATTATTGCAATGTGAAGGTGAACGACAGCTGCGGCCTTCATATACACATGGACGCTGCAGACTTTACCATTGAAACCTGGCGCAACCTTGCAATAACTTACCGCCGCCTCGAACCGGTAATCGACTCCTTTATGCCGGGTACCCGCCGGAACAACAGATATTGCAAATGCCTTACCGGAATTTCAGAACGCAGTATAACGGAGGCAGAGAACATCATGCAGCTACGTTCAGCCTTTGGAAACGACCGCTACCACAAATTGAACCTTGAGGCTTACGCACGCCACCGCACAGTTGAATTTCGCCAGCATTCGGGTACCACCAATTTCACAAAGATGGAAAATTGGATACGGTTTGCCGCCAACATGATTACCTTTGCAAAATACGGCATGGTGAATTCGGGATGCCCGCTTTCAAATATCCCCTTTCTGACAGCCGACCAAAAAGTATTTTTCAAATTGAGAACCAAAAAATTAGCATAATATGATGACAACTTACACTTTGCAGGATGGCGGTATAATTGCCGCCTCCTGCCCTGCAGACTTTGTAACCAAACTCCGTGAAAGCAGCCGTTTCGACAGTGAATGTACCGACCAGGAATATATGTACCATTTCGCCGACCGTTTCCATGACCAGACGGGGCATGTAGTCCGAGCTGATACCCCGGAGCATTTTTTGGAGGATTTGCTTTCCAACGGGTATATGAAAGTAGAATAATCCCCTCCAAACAAAAGAAGGCTTCCAACTTGTGTGAAAGCCTTCTTTATATTGATGTGGTCGGTAGAACGAAAAATCCCCGTAGCGGTTCATACTACGGGGATAAGTTGTCATAAAACGTCTCTCAAGATATGGAGAGTGAACCTAATTGTTTGCTTATATCCTGGAGAGCGAAGTTGAATGTCTCCAAATCCTTTTTGCTGAGCGTATAAACTTTACCCCTAACTTTGCTGCCATTGATACGTTGGCTAAGCCATGCGGTACTTTTACCGAAATACTTCTTGGCAATGTATCCCAATGGAATGATTTCCGTATAGGGAGCTATTTGTTGCTTCAATGTGATATAGTTGTTCAATTCTTCAGCTTCTGATGAAACCTCCTTGTAGCCATTGATTAGGAAATCGGCTATTGCATCAACATCTTTTTGATCTGTGTATTTACTGGTTATTTCATCAGAGAGAGCAACATATTTCTCCATGGCATCCGGTGTGCCGGAGTGAGCGATTTCATGCAATTTCTTCAAATCATCTTTAAGTGCCATAAGCTTATTGTTTTGTGCTCCCCTTATGGGGAGCCTGTTTAACTTCATTTTTCCAATTCTTTCAAAACCTTTTCTAAAAGTGCTATCTGTTTGTCTGTTTCCAGTTTTGCATCCAAGAGTTCATCCATCTTCTGCCTACTCATTTGGTTTCCTGCATTCTTGAAAGTGTGTTCATACATTTTAGATAACAATTTTAACTGGGTAAGCTTTGCAACCAGTTGCATTTTTGTTTCTTTTTCCATATCTCTTTGTTTTAATGACAATGCAAATATACATAAATATTTCTTTATGCACAAATTCCATAAAGAAAATTTTATGTATTTCTTCTTTATTGAACAAAAATGCATTTTCTGCACATGAAAATTTTAACATGTGCAGAAATGGGGTATATTTGCACTTATAACTTAATATTCATACTGTATGAAAAAGGCACTTTTATTATTTGTGCTGATGAGCTTGACCTTATTCACTCATGCACAAGAGAACAATTACGAAGAACTAAAATTTTTCAAAGTGATTCAATCCGAAAATAATGCAGACAAAAATAGCCTATACGCTGCACTACGTAGTTTTATGGCTATTTATTATGCTAATTCCCAAAATGTTATTCAAATGGATGATAAAAACGCAGGAATTCTTATAGGGAAAGCTACATCTGTATTCGATTCTCCCAGTATGATGCTTTCTGCGTATGAAGGATGGTTAGACTATAATTTAAAGTTGCAAGCACGTGATGGACGGGTAAGAGTAGAAGTTTCTCATTTTTTTCATCATAACAAACCAGGAAATCAGAAAAAAGCACAATTAGGAGTTCTTACTAAGGCAGATGAATATACTGATAAAGGTATGCAAAAGAAGTATCACAATAAAGTATGGTTAATGCTGAAAGAACAAGCGGCTAAAATCAGTTCTGATATTTTTGTTAATGTTGAAAAGGTTATAAAAGAAGGAGCCACTATTCAAAGCGAAGATGATAATTGGTAAGTTACTTATATAGGGTAATACAAGTATTTATATATTTAAGAGCTGACGAAATATTGCAATATTTCGTCAGCTTTCTTTTTTGTTTCAAAAAAAAATCCCATATTTGCAGTGCCAAATAAAACGATAGTATCATCTATCCCGTTGCGTCCGGTAGACGCTCAATACGAAATTGGGCTTTTTTTATGTCCATCGATTTGCTTAAACATTAAGTATTTAGCAAATTCATATACGAAACTTACGGCTGTCTTTTCCATTTTCGGACCCTTCGGGAATACGAATCGTTTTGTTTGGCGACTTTAACGGGAAAATGACAGCCGTTCGTGTATTCGAGAACTTGCCATTAATGCCAAACAAAACGATTCGTATATGAAAAATCAAATTTCCGGCACTCTCAACGTGCCTGCCTCCGGCATCCCTACCGTGGGCGAATCCGTTAACGCTCTTACCGAGCAAGTCAATAACCTCCAGCGCCGTTACTACCGTGCTTTGGCTCCCGACTGCGAAGTCAAGACCGAAGCAGACCGCTGGTACTTCCGTGCCATCGTATGGGCATGTGCCGGAATGGTGTTCCCACCATTGGTTGTGGTCACTGCATTGTGCGTTTATAAGGCAAAGAAGTGCCAGAAAGGAGGTGCCAAATGAATCGTATCAAGTCTATAACACAAAAAGACATTTATGTTCAAGCCGAACGTCTCTGCACAGGAACTGAAACAAGTGAGTATAAATATTGCCTTGCTTATTATGGCAACTTTGTGATGTGTGACATCTCTGCGGAGGATGCCCGTGAAATCATTTCCTGCCTGCAGCATGCGCTTGATGTTAATGAGAAAGGAGGACAAAATGAAAAATAAAGAACCAGAACAGAAAATTACCGATATCAGTATCCATATAGCATCCTTGTCCGCATCGTTCAAACCTGCCCCGGATGCACGCCATGCCACCCATTGGTTCACTACGGATGAAGTCTACGACGCCATTCGTCGCATTGATCCTGAAGCGCATATTAGTAAGGAGCAGGTTCATCAAGCCATGCTTGATGCCGGTTATAAATACCAGAACCGTCCTGGTTCATCAGGACTGGACTTCCGGTGGATGCTCCAAGCAAGAAACTAAATACTACTGTCATATAGGGGGTAATTGTTCGTGATGAATAGTTGCCCCTTCGTTTTATGTCCTTTCCGTACTACCTCCCCTATTCTATCTTCGCTGGAAATAACTGTGAATATGATTACAGACCAGCTTGTCAGAGAACGTTTTGTCCATGATATAATGTCTCAAGGCATCGACCTTATTTATGAGACACAAGAAAAAGTTGTGCGTACATATCTCAATTCACGGTCCGGTGACCTGGTAGCACATCTGCAGAAACGTCCGTTCACTACCCAGGAATCAGACACGAAACAAGTCTATTATCTGCGTATATTCCCATATCTCCGCTTCCTTGACATCCATTACCGTCGTGGAGCCGGTGACCGTATTTCCCGTCATATCCGCCGTAATCTTGCTCTTTATAACCGGGTGGTCTGGGGAGTGCTGTATCATGAGACATTCCCGGAAATAAAGTACGGTTTCACGGAAGAAGTTCGTACCAATATTCGCAAGGAACTGGAGCAGGCCCTTCAATATGAAAACTCAAACTGGTAACATTATGGCAAAAAAGCATTTATCCGAAGACGAAATCAAACTCATAATCTCAGGTGACAGTTCCAAGCTTCAGGAAGAGCTGCATACACTGACCAAGGAAACCAAGGCTTTGAAAAAGGAAGAGGCCGAACGCCGCAAGGCTATGGTGGAGCTCGAAGCCCAAGGCAAAAAGAACACGAAAGACTATCAGAACCTTGCGAAAGAGTGCAAAGACTATACGGCCAAAATCTCCAAAAACAATGAGAAAATAAGTCTGCTGACCCGTAACTTGAAAGTCAACGATCTCACCATGAGACAGCTCAAGAAAGAAGCTAAGGAGCTTTCCGCTGCTTTGGATGATATGACTGAATCTGCGAATCCGGAAGAATATGCCAAACTCAATACCCGTCTCAGAGAAGTCCGTGCCCGCATGAGCGAGTTACGCAGTGCAGGTAACAACATGAACAATGAGTTCGGCAACAGCGTGAATTGGATGTCCAAGTTAAAAATGGCAGCCAAGGCTTTCATTGCCGTTAAGGTTGTCGGATGGCTTAAGGATGTCCATAACCAGGCATACGAGACACGCAAGGAATTCGCCAAATACGAGGCGGTCCTTCGGAATACTTTCCAGTCGCAGAAGAAGGCCAATGATGCCATGAAGATGCTTCAGCAATTGGCAGCAGACACCCCATCGTCCTTGCAGGAATGGACTGAAGCATATATCAAGCTGGTTAATCGTGGGGTCAAGCCTACCAGCCAGGAGCTTGTCAACATGGGAGACCTTGCCGCTTCCCAAGGAAAGTCCATCGATCAGCTCATTGAGGCTATACTTGATGCGATGACCGGGGAGAACGAACGTCTGAAGGAGTTCGGTATCAAGGCTTCCAAATCCGGGGAGACTACAAAGTTCTCTTTCCGAGGAGTGACTACCGAAGTGCGCAATTCTGAGGATGCTATCAAGGATTATCTTCTTTCTCTCGGTCGTGTCGATGGCATTGCCGGTTCCATGGCCGTGCAGATGCAGGAACTTGAAGGAATCCAGTCCAACCTTGGAGACACAATGGATGCCTTTTTCAATAAAGTGGGAAAAAAGCTGGAGCCGTTCTGGAAATCCATGTTGAAGTATGCCAATGGATTCTTCACTAAACTTGGGGAAATGTTCACCACTTATACGGAAACTTACGAGAACCATTTCGACAAGATGGTACAGCTTGAGAGCGCATTGCCGGGACTGTTGAACCGATACGAGGAACTGACCGGCAAGTCCTCCCGTTCCGCTGAGGAACAGAAAGAGTTGGCCAATGTCATAGCCCAGATAAGGAACATGGTACCTGGCGCAGCGACAGCATTCGACCAGTACGGGAATGCCATCGAAATTTCAGGCGAAAAGGTGGAGGAATTCCTTAAGAAACAAAGGGCGCTGCTAAAGTTTGAGAATCAGAAAGCCATCCGGGAAACAACAGAGCAATTGGAAGAATATCGCCAGGCATATAAGAATCTGTTGGAACAGCAGAAACAAGGTGGAAGGACTGTTTTCCAGAGCAACGGCATGTTTGCGGCACCGACAGCATACATCAATACTGAAGCTCTTCCACAAATAGAGCAGGATATAAAAAAGTATGGTGACCTCATTCTGGGTGCCGAAGAGAAATTGAAACAACTGAACGGCCAGACTATTGAAGAAACCGTCAAGAACCAGCAGAAGCTTGCAGAAGCACGCCAGAACTTCAACAAGATGGAGAAGGTTCAGTTGCAAGCCTGGATAAAGAACAATAAGGATGCAGCCGGTGAGTATGTGGAAATAGCCCAAGAAATATACAACAAACGTTTCCCGGCAGAGGACTCTGACGCGACCAGGAAGAAGGCTGAAAAGGCTGCCAAAGAAGCAAAGTCGGCTGCAGAAAAAGAGCAGAAAGCAAAAGTCTCTACGGAGCAGGAAGCCGCCAAGTCTCTTGAAGCATTAAGGGAGGAAGAACTGCAATCCCAACAGAAATGGTATAATGATTCGTTTGCCGCTCTTTCAGCTTTTCTGGCATCAGGAAAAATGAGTAAGGAACAATATGAAATGCTGGAACTCGAACTTGAAAAATCGTATGCGGAAAATAGGCTCATCATAGAACAGTCTTATTATGAGGACGCCATATCCATGGCCATTTCCAATGCAGAAACCAAGGAAAATCTCGTCCGGAAGTCCAATCAACGTGTCATTGATGCGGAGAAGGCGGCGAATGCCAAGCGTGCTTCACTGCAGGAAAAGCTGAATACCCTTGTCAAGGACTTCAAATCAGAGTTCAAGGTTACTACAGTTGATGAAGATTATGCCGCGCAACTCAAGGTTCTTGAGGCATCCTACCAGGCGCGTAAGGAAATGGCTGAGAAAAACAATCTTGATACGACAGAATTGGACAGTGCCCACCTTAGAGCTAAGGAACAACTTGAATCCGAACATCAACAACGTATCCAGTCCATTCGTGACCAGTATGGCTTATCTACACAGCAGGAACGGTTCAATGCGGAACTGGAACAGCTCAGGCTCGCACGTGAACAGCAGTTTCTGACTGAGGAACAATATGAGCAAGCCGTCCAGAGCCTCAAACGGGACAGTTATAAAAAGCAGTTTGACTATTATTCCAGTCTGTTTTCCGGAGCCATTCAAGCATTGCAGCAAGCGGAAATGGACCAGGTCGATGCAAAATATGATGCGGAAATTGAGGCAGCTCAAGGTAATACGGAAGAAGTGGAACGTCTGGAAAACGAAAAGGCCCAGAAAAAGCTTGATATACAGAAAAAATATGCGGACGTGAATTTTGCAATCAAGGCATCACAAATCATCGCAGACACAGCTGTGTCAATCATGAAAGCATATGCAGATTTGGGACCGATTGCGGGTTCCATCGCAGCAGCCCTTATGGGCGTGACCGGAGCCGCACAATTGGCCAGTGCCAAAGCTGAACGGGATAAAATCAAAAATATGACTCTTTCCGGCAGTAATTCCGGCAGTTCCGGTACCGGTGCGCGTATTGCCACCGGCCGTCAGTCCGGAGGCAAGATTGATGTCCGGCGTGCCCAGGATGGGAAACTCTTTCCTGATGCGGATTATGACCCGGATGCACGGGGATTCATAGACCGTCCTACTGTCATTGTAGGTGAAGGCCCTTTCGGGCAATCCAAAGAATGGGTGGCCAGCAATGCTGCAGTAAGCAATCCCACTGTTGCACCAATCCTGGATATACTGGATAAGTCCCAGCAGGCCGGTACCATCCGTACGCTTGACCTTAACCAGGCAATCCGCGCACGAATGGCCGGGTATTCATCCGGCGGGTCCATAGATACCCCGAAGGCTACGGCTCCGGTACCACCAAACGCACCAGGGAACTCACTGCCCCCAAGACTGATGGAACGCCTGGCCAATGCAATCATCCGCATTGATGAAGAGGGTATCCCTGCATCCGTCACTCTCTCAGAACTTGAACGCAAGCAGGAATTGCGGAACCGTTCGCGTAACATAGCAAAAAAATAGTATCATATTATGAAAATAGTACATATCCCCACCGGCGAGGCCTACCAGCTTTCTCCCGACACATGCCTTGAAGTGGAACGGACGAATCTCTTCTTCAATGAGTACGGTGAGCAGACACTGCCGGTCACATTACCGGACACACCTCTGAACCGTCGTCTGACGGGGAATCCCGAACAGCTGGCGAACCTTGAGCGTCCGTCTACCGATATCGAATGTACCATTACCGACGGGGAATACTTCTGCACCTGCCGCCAGGCCGTATTGGGAGCCCGTCGGAATGAAGGTATCACAACCACCTTCTACATGAATGAGGGAAGTTTCCTGAGCCGCCTCCAGCGTACCCCTTTAACTGATGTGTTCGGTTCGGAAACAGTCCCCGGAGTACAGACTGTCGAGCAGGGTATTGCCTGGTGCTGGAGCTTGCGGACAAACACGGACCCGAACTTTTCCATTTTCCCCACTATCGTGGAGATGGACGGTGAACGACGGGTACTCAATGCGATGGCAGAAATGGAGGCTGACGGTACGCCATTGAACAATGGGCGTACCGTGACCGGACTGTACAATGCCTGGTCACGTACAGAGCAGGTGGACGGGCGCACCATCAGTCTTACCCCCGGATACTACATCACTCCCTTTATCCGATGCACATACGTTTTACGCCGTGTTTTTGCATATTTCGGATATGAACTGCTGGAGGGTTTCTTTGATAAGACTCCCCCATTCAACGGGATGGTATTCATCAACACCACCATGGACACTCTGGTCAACGGGGATATTCTTCTGGCGCACCTGGTGCCCGACTGCCTCTGTTCGGACCTTATAGACCTTTTCCGCAAGAAGTTCTGTTGTGAGTTTATACCCGATGAAGCCGCGCGGACCGTAGCTGTCCGTTTCTTCAATGAATTGCTGGATGAAAAGCCGCAGGTTGACCTTACATTCTTTATGGACGGACACCCGTCTGTCGAGTATGCCACAAGACGCCAACTGAAGCTCTCTTCAGCCACTTCACTGACCGACTGTACCTCTTTCGACAGTCTGAAGGAATTGAAGGAAAAGTATCCCACCGCCTATTGTAATGCGAGTAACGGCTGTTACTATCGGGATGGACATGCCGTGGGAGATTATTCCGAACTGTTGAGCGAGGGGAATATCCCTTATTTTGCAGATGACGGACTGGAAGAATATGAGGTTACTGTACCTGATTGCCAGCCTTGTCCTGCCACGGCAACCTTCCATACCGAATACGGCACTGACCGTAATGGCAATGCCTATACAGCCTTTACCCTGGAAAGGAGTGCTCTGTATGCCGGAGAAGCAAGGGCACTCAACAGTACCATCGTCATCAGTAACGGTTCCATTGAAGAGGAGGAAAGCGGAGAAGGCGCTACCGAAGGGAACAAGACTGACCGGCACGACCAGAAGCCGGTACTGGCATTCGTGCAGCCCGGTACGGGACCAATGAAAGACGTGTCTGTCGGCACTGTCACCGTGAAGGATTCCTATTCTTTATTGTACAATGCACCCGGTGGAATATACGAAGTTTTTTGGCGGCAGTTCGACCTGCTGCTCCGTCATTCGTTGAATAACGTAAGTGCCCAGTTCCTTCTGCCCTCTACCCTGAAGAGTACGCTCCGTGTACATAGCCCCGTACTGTTTGAAGGAGTGAAGTGCTTCCCAAACAAGGTCGGTTTTACTCTTGGAGGTGGGAACCGTCCTGCTGAATGCACCCTTCTTACTACCAATCTTCAACGTCCGGCTTGCCTGCCGCCAATAATAGATATGGATCGTCCGGAATATTATTGGGAACAGATTGGGACTTCCAGTCCGGTGGATGAGGAGCATTGGAAAGCCGCCGGTTTCACTCCACAGACAACCGTGAAATGTCCCAGCATTTTTCCTCCGGCACCAACGGCCTCACAAGTGGTGCAAGGAGGTACATGGTACGAGCGTGAAGTTTGGTACAGTTACTACCGTTCGGGGCGTGTGGACGGAACCGGCGGCCAATGGTTTTACCGGCATGCGTTCTTTGCCCTGAAGCCATGCAGGTAAGGAAGGCTGGTTGTCCTTTCATACCGGTCATGTGTGGCATAAATTTGCGTATAAAATCAAAAATAGAAATCAAGCATGTCTATCCAGCAACAACCAGATGTACTTTCGCTCTCGATGAACTTAAAACCGATCATCGTACAGTCTACAGCTGAGACCGTAACCTTCACTCTGAAGAAAAACGGTGAAGTGCTACTTTCACAAAGCTACCAGACGGATAAGAACGGCCAAGTGCAGATAGATCTACGCCAGATGGTGCATGAATCACTGCAAACTATTGTTTCAGATGTTGGCATTGTTTATACACAGGCAGATCTTGTTGCCGATTTTTCTGCTCTAATTGACATGGACACCGTCAATTTCCGGGTAGTGCGTGGTGGAGTGGATCGCCTGGCAGACTCAGCCACAAATTTTCTGACACAGAATTTTCTTACCTGGCAACCGAATGTTAAACCGGTTACGTATTATTCTCCGGAGTTCCTAACCTACTATGCTGTGGTTGCCGGTACAGTCAAACTTCGCGCTTACTTTACGGACGAGTCTGGAACTGTTAAATCTCAGACAGATTATACTGTTACAGAGTTGATGCCAGGTATAGCTTATACAATGCCTTTACAATACTCTGTCGTTGCGGGATGGCTGGGGCATAAATTACCTGCATATTATGATGTATGGGTCGAGAATACCTCCGGCCAGCGTCTTACATATATACAGCGTTACTATGCTGAGGATATGCGCTCCGAGCAGGAACAATGGGTACTGTTCGAGAATTCGTTGGGCGGCATAGATACCTTTCGGGCTTACGGTGTCACTACTCTTAATGGGGAGCACACTCATAATATAGCGGAAACTGATGAATGTTTCCAGGAGTATCGTGTGGATACCGAAAGGAAATTTCAAAAGAATACCGGATACTTAAATGATAATGAACGCAAATGGTTGCTTGATTTTTTCCCATCCCAGAACAAATATCTGTATGCAGGTAATTATTTGCGGCAGATAGTCGTAATGGAAAGTAATGTCAGCTTTACGGATCGTGACATACCGAGTAATTATACATTCACATTTAAGTATGCGGATGCCCGTCCTCTACTAAATCTTCCCAGAACTGATCTTCCGGCAGATATTCTTAACATCACTGTTCCCGAAGTCGGTTCTTTTACGGTGCCCCCTCGGCTTGCTGAATTTTCCCGCTTACCACTTTCCGAGGGGGCCTTATTTCCCATACAAAATCCATATTCAGAGGAATGGTCAACTACTAATGTAGCTGCAATTGGGTATTACCTCGCAGACTTTTTATCTCGCATCTTTGGTTCTGGCGGCGGTGTCGGTCATAAACACCGTAACTATGATTTGCTTGAATTGCTTTCATATATTGAAGGTTATCTGCTGGTAAATGGCCAAAAGATAAAAGCTGGTTATGCGGACAAAGCTGGTTCTGTTGAGGGAATGGAGGATATGTTCCTTCACAAAGACCGAGCTGACGGCACTCCTTTCCCCATAACCTTCGGAGATTGGGTCAAGTTCGGCGAGTTCATCACCGGTATATCCGGAGGTTGTATCGATAAGAATGGCATTCTCGAGATGGAGGAAGGCATATTCCGCAAACGTCTGTTTGTTCCGGAGATTGCCTATAACCGTGTGACCTATTTCAAAGGACGTATGTGTGCCTCTCCCGGAGGTGGATGTACGGTCAAGGAATGGACGGACAACGGTGACGGCAGCTATACGATTACACCCGATTTGACGGATGCCGACGGGCTGAGCCAGTTTGTCGATGACATTCTGACCACTTACTTCGTCACCAAGAACGCCGAAGGCAAGCTGCAGGGGTTCGAGGAGATGAAGTTCCGGGTGACTTCTGCCGATTACACTGCCAAGACATTCGTCATGACGCCGAAACCGGGTACCGACTGGAAGCCGGGGGATGCGATGGTACTCGCCCAGACGGGTAACTTTACAGACCCGGAACGGCAGACGTACATCCTGATTGATACGGTTAACGGCAACAACTGCATCACTTTCTTCGACCACGCCAATACCTGGGATGTCGAGCCGGCACAAGAGATGTCGTGGATTGGCAAGAAGAAAGGTCGTACTGTACATGGTATTCCGGCTGACAACTACTCGGCAGTTTTTCGCCACGTCATCATGTCCGGCAAGATATTCCAGGTGGATGACATCACCGGCGAGGCTTTCCGGGTGCCGCTATTCAAGGGGACGTGGAAAAAGGGTGAGAAGTATGCCTATTACGATGAGGTGACGCATAACGGCAGCTCCTGGATATGTGTCAATGAGAAAGGCACGTCTACAGAACCGGCAGACGGCAATGCTGATTGGTTGAAATATGCGGCCAAGGGAGAAAGCGGCAAGGGTATCAAGTCTACCGATGTGGAATACGCGATATCGGTGTCGAATGTCATTGCCCCGGTGGACGGTTGGCAGACTACCTCCCCTGAATGGGAAGCCGGCAAGTATATCTGGTCCCGGACGAAGATTGTCTATTCTGATGACGAAGTCAAGTACACCCAAGCGGCTTGTATCAGTGGTGGGCAGGGAGCTGACGGCAAGGGCATCAAGTCCATCACGGAGGAATACTACCTTTCCTCTTCATCGGCCACCACAACCGGAGGCGAGTGGCAGACAGACTCTCCGGCGTGGAAAAACGGCTGGTATATCTGGACCCGGACAAGGATAGTCTTCACTGACGATACTTCCACCACAACGAACGCCATCTGTGTGACTGGCAGCAAGGGTGCAGACGGTACAAGCATTACCAATTGCGGTGAATGGGAAACCGGAAAACATATACCTTACATGGGTATTACCAAGATGGCCGGACGTGTCTTTTTATGTGTCGCTCCTGATGGTACCGACAATCCTCCGATGTGGACTCAGACGACCAATGAGGGAAGACGCATCCTGCAGACGCAGAACGGCGGCAAGTCCTACGGTTATACCATTACCGGGGACTTGAACACGGCCGAGTATGAGCTGCTGGTGGAGAACGGCCAGGACGGGCGTGACGGTAGGGATTATGAGTGGATATTCAAGCATACGACAGAGAATATCGCTCCGGCAACCCCTGCCACCTCGCAGGTGGATGACTACGTGCCGTCCGGCTGGCATGATGACCCGATTGGTGTCAGCGAGAGCCTGCCATACGAGTGGGCTTGTTGCCGCACGAAGAAGGACGGTGTATGGAGTGCCTTCAGTCCGGCCGCCATCTGGGCCAAGTGGGGCTTTGACGGCGAGTCTGCCATTGTAGCCGATTTCGACAACGAGATGGAAAGCGTTGCCTTGACATACGAAGGAAAGACTGTTTCGCAGTCCGTACTCAATACAACCGTCGGCATGTGGTATGGTACGAAGAAACTACAGCTCAAGTCCATATCATGCGTGACCCCTGCCGGTGTGACGGAGAGCTACAATGTCAATACGGGGGTGATAGCGTTTACCGTGGCTTCCGGCATTTCAATGCCTGCACGCTCAGAGGTTAGGATAACCGTTACGGCTACGGTACAGGATACGGATATAAGCCGTGAGTTGGTGTTCACCATTACCGGTGTGCGTGCCGGTAATCCGGGCAGTGATGCGGTACTCTATAGGCTGGTGCCTTCTGTCTCATCGGTAAGCAAGCGGAAGGATGGTACCTACAGTGTGGCAAGCGTGTCATGCACACGCACCAAGTCTGTAGGCGGTACCACTTCCATCACGACTGACGGTGTGCTGAAATACAGCAAGGACGGAGGCGCAGAGGTCGAGATACAGAACGGAACGGCCATTTCCCCGAAGAACTTCACGGCGCAGTTGCAATTTGTCTATTATGTGGGTGGGCAGGTCGTGGACCGGGAAACTATACCCATGGTTGTGGATGGCAACGACGGTAATCCTGGGAAACCGGGCGGTGACGGCGAATCCGTCAAGGCTGGCGGTGAGTGGCGCACGGCTAATACTCCATACAAAAAGCTCACCATCTGTACGATGGGGAGTCGCTCCTGGCTCTCCAAGGTTGACACTTCGAATCCACCTCTATGGACTCAGACAACTCATGACGGGAGGCGAATCACTCAGACCCAGAACGGCGGCAAGTCCTACGGTTATATTATTACCGAAGAAGTGAACACCGACGAATGGGAACAACTGACATCAGACGGCGGCATGGTCTATCTCATCAGTACATGCAGCAATATACGGGTGAGCAGTGCCGGGTCTTTGGTGCCTTCAGCTTTTCGGGTCTATGCCAAGCGGACGCTCGGCAGCGCCACATTGACTTATCCGGACGGATATCTGGCAGCGAGAGGCTACAGCAACGGGATATGGAGCGCCATCGCAGGACCTTCGAGGGCATCCGAGATTACGGTCAATGCTTCTGCAGGGTATTCAACGTTTTCAGTCCGCTGTTATCAGAGCCAGGCGGACGCTTCGGCATGGAATGACAGCTTTATAGCCGAGATGTCCGTGGGTGTAAGTTATGACGGTTCAAGCGGACGAGATGCCAGTGAGCCGCGTCCGAGAGGTTTTTTCGCCAAAGGCAACACGTATGTGTGGAATGAAGATTACCATGACATCGTGCTGGCCACATTTAACAATCGCACCATTCCGTTCAGGGTACGGGCATACGGTACTTCTGTCACTGTCGCACCCACCTCGATAGACGGTGATGCGAATTGGGAGGCGGCACAGCAGTTTATGTTTGTAGCTATGGATATGGCTTTAATAAGAAAGATACGTGCCGATGAAATCCTTGTGGATGATTTGGTGGTGCAGAACGTATTGGCAAGGGATAAAACCGGTAAAGCCATGTGCCAGATTGACGGGGAGAATGGTGGCATTGGGTTCCTGGCCGGAGGCAATATCCGATGGGATGCCAATGGTAATGTGTTCCAGGACGCCTCAATTTTCCGAAAGCTGAAACTTCTGGAGTCGAAATCCGATTCGTATGAATACTACCTGGATTTCAATACCGGGTTGAACTTTGAAATATCCCGGATATACTCACTTCCAACGCAAGAGGAAACAATATACCTGCCGAATGCGGCAGACTATGAAGGTGGAGAGTGCATGCTGTATAATGGAGGAATCTATACCCGTCTTACAGCACCTGCAAGCATAAAAGTCGCAGGTGGAGGCAGCTTTATCATAGACGGAGAATACTATTCTAAAATAGTTGTCCCGTCGCTTTCCCTTGCTCAATTCAAGGCCGTAGCGACATACTCTGATGGCGTAAAGGATGGGGTGAAATGGGTTCTAATATCAGGAAAAGCGGAATCGAGAACTTAAAATATCAGTGTTATGAAAGTTTTTTATGAAAGCAAGTTAGCAAAATGGCTGCTGTGGCAGGGCTACAACACCATCACATTGGGATGATTCGTCTTCACCAAGAAAAGCAAGGAGGAGATGAATCGGAGTACACTTAACCATGAGGCGATTCATGTGCGCCAATGGGAAGAATGTATGATTGCATCGGCTGTGCCGCTGACGGTAATCATGCTGTTTACCGGATTCAACTTATGGGTATATCTACTTTGCCCGTTGTGGTTCTACCTTCAGTATGGGTTGGAGTATGCGATTTCATACGTTTATCACTTATGCCGTAACCGATGCTGGGTGAATGTGGGTGATAAGGCTTACGGAAATTCAGCGTTTGAAATGGAAGCGGAAGCTAACGAAGAGGTAGACGATTATCTTGATGTGAGAACTCCTTTTGAGTTCTTCAGATATTACGGAAAAATTTGATTTATAATTTACAAAACGAGATTAAAAACAAAATGTTAAATCGGGTAATATTTCCATCCGGAAATTATGCCCCTTAAATGTGTTAAGTATGGCAGAGAAGCAGGATATTAGAGAAGAGCAAATGACTGTAACCAACAGTGTGGATTATCTGCGAGGCTTGAAAGGAAATAACAGCGTGTTGATTAGCGTATTAAATGCTATATCGAATAAGGCAATTGTTAATAAAGGACATGTTAAGACTGACGTCCTTAATATCGTCGGGAATTATGTTGCATATTCAACATCAGATATTGATGGCAGTGGAATAGATGGTTGTCTTATCTCGATAAATCCGACCGGGCTTGAAGGTGCACAGATTAAAGTTGCATATAATATGAGCATAATTAAAGTTAGAGCTGCCTATAATGTCGATGGAGCAGCGAAATGGTCAGATTGGAAGTCAATAACTATTACTTGAACTAACTATTTATTTCCTCCTTTCGCTTTTCTGCCATACTCTTTGCCCCTTAAATGTAAGAATATGGCAGAGCAAGATATTAGAGAAGACCAGATGACTATAACTAATACAGTGGATTATGTAAGGGGATTGAAAGGTAAGGACAGCGTGCTTATGGCTATAAGTACGTTATTTTTAGATGTAATGAAAGAACGTGGTTATTTAACTTATAATTCTGAAGACGCAGTAAATAGCGCCATAATTCCCGGTTCATATTCCCACGGAGGCCCTATTATTGGAACAAGTGGCAAGCACGGTATATTATTGGTCTTGAAATCCAATACTTATATTGTTCAACTTGATTTTAATTTTGACAATAAGTTTTTCTTTCGATATTCATCGAATAATGGTTCTACCTGGAGCGATTGGAAGTCAGTAACTCTTACTTAATCTGGAGGATTCATTGTACCCTTCTATTTCTTGCCGAATCCTTTGCCCCTTAAATATGTTAAGTATGGCAGAGGATATTAAGGAAAATGAAATGACTTCGGTCAGCAGTGTTGATTACGTTAGAGGGTTAAAAGGCAAGGATAGTGTACTGATAAAACCTGGCGACCTTCCTCATCCGAACACGGGTGGTGGATATGTTAATGGCAGTAGATTAATTAATAGTAAATGGTATAGGATTGCAATTGGTAGAGATGGAACTTTTCCTTCTTCTGGAATATTTAATATTGGAAATAGGTATAACAACGCTCATCCTACGGCAGTATTATTTTATGCCTTTGCATCGGGTTATAACAGTCAATCTTTTATCTCAAAATTAGCTTCTTCCGATGCAGTGTATGCAAGTAAAGCTCGTGTAGTATACGGGGGATCTCCATTAATTTCTTACTTGGATATTTATATCATTGGGATTGTTCAGAATGATTTTTATATTTCAGCCGCATGCTTGATGAATTTTAATTTGCAGACTCCAGAAGAAGTTGACGAAGCCATTCCAGAAGGTTATTCTGTTAAAGAAGTTCTCTTCTGATAGTGGTTTTGTAAGCCATGTGGATTTTCATTCATATCTTCTGCCCCTTAAACGTACAAGGTATGGCAGAACAAGATATTAAGGAAAATGAGATGACCTCAGTCAGCAGTGTGGACTATGTGAGAGGCTTGAAAGGCAAGGATAGTGTGTTGATAAAACCTGGCGACCTTCCTCATCCGAACACGGGCAGTGGATATACGAAAGCAGCTTTATCTAATGGGAAGTGGTATAGAATCGCCAGAGGTGTAAGTGGTGACCAACCTTCTTCTGGAATATTTAATATAGCAAATAGTTTTGCCTATGAGAACTCAAAAGCGATATTATTTTACGCTTTTACCGATGCATATAGCGGTGGCTCTTTCATTACTAAAATAGCTGCTTCAAGTGTCGTTCCCATTTCAAAAGCGCGTATATTATCTATTAAATCAAGTTCAGAAATATCTTACTTAGATGTGTTTGTTCGCTTGAATCAAACAAATATGGTGCATATATCCGCGTCATCCATAATTGGCTTTACGTTGCATAAACCGGAAGAGGTTGGCGAAGCCATTCCTGAAGGCTACTCTGTAAAAGAAGTTTCCTTCTGATAGTGGCTCAGCAAGCCATGTGAATTTTCATTCGTATCTTCTGCCCCTTAAATGTACAAGGTATGGCAGAGAAGCAAGATATTAAAATGAATCAGTTCCAAGTGGTAACGGATGCACCGTATATATATGTAGAACTGGCAGATGGCTCCCAGGGGAAAATAAAGAAGAGTGATTTGGCAAATGTGATGAATACATTAATAGGAGGCTTATTTCCAAAGTTATTTTCCACTCCTTCAGCTGGAAATGTAAAAGGATTTATAATTAGAACAGCAATAAGTGTGGCGCAATATCGTGCCATAAGGTTGCAATGCTCTATAGGTTTTAACCAAAACAATATGAGTAATGAGAATTTCTCTGTTAATATAAAGTATTGGGAGAACAAATTCGCAGACAGTCGTCTATCCAAAGAAAATTACAGTTCAACAATATGTGACTATATCGTATGCTACGTTGATAATGACAATACTTTCAGTTTTTATTTAAACAGTAAATACCCAAACCATTCTGGTGGATATCTTATGTTGTATGCCATATCAAATGTTAATGGAAACAAGAACCAAATTCTCTCTATGGAAGCGGTAACATCGGAATATGTTATTGGCTCTCATTCCGAGGAAAATAAAATTACCATTTCATAAGTCTTTATTAGGCTGTTCATTTTTCTTTCCAATCTCTTGCCCCTTAAATATGCAATAGTTATGGCTGAGCAAGATATTAGGGAGAATGCAATGAGTGGTGGTACTCCGGTACGGTTGCGTGGACTGGCGGCAAATGGTAATAGCATATCACCAACATTGGAAGAGGTGGAAAATGCCCTTCCTAAAATGAGTTGTATATATCACAAGGTATGGACGGCTTCTAAAGGAGATATATTAGTAGTAAAGTCTTCATATTCCATATTCATGGTAGGAGATTCTGCTTCCGGATCGCATATAATGGGGGTATTTGCCAACAATATTACTATATTGAGTAAACAAGGAGCATTCTCAGAAGTAAAGGACCAAGAAGGAACGGTCAATATTTATAGACAAGACGAACATAATATCGTTATACAAAATAATTCTAATAATAAGATTATAAGAATCTTGTTTTTGTCTTCCTATTGATGTTGCATCATCTTTGATAGAGAACTAATTAGTATTACCCGTTCCGGCCATCTCGGTCAGAACGGGTAATAAATACTATTATCAGATTAGGTAAGCGTAATTGACTTCCATTCGCTCCAAGTAGAACCTTTGTCAGTACTTCGGCGCATAATAATTTTAGAATTGAATGAAAGGTCTAAATGTACAATATAGAAATCTGCATTAAAAACGAGAAGAACTCCATAAGTGCCAACACTTCCTGATATACTTCCCCAGTGCGCATAGATTCCAGTTGCCTTAATATTATTAATCTCATCAGGATTAATATAGTCGATAGTTCCTCTATGCTTCATTACTAATGATAGTAAATTATCAGGAGTGATTAATACACTATCTTTCCCTTTCAACCCTCTAACGTAATCCACGCTACCGACTGAAGCCATCTCATTTTCCTTAATATCTTGTTCTGCCATATTCTTACATTTAAGGGGCAAAGGATATGGCAAAAAGTACAGAGTAAAAAAGCAATGAACTATTCAGTAAAAGATATTTTCTTCCATGTCAGTTGAACCTCTTCTCCTACTGGAACAGATATGTCTGATGAATAACCAATATTAACCCCATTTTCGCTAAATTCATATACAAACCTTTTAAGAATAATGTTGGTCGTTGAAACCCATTTGTCCCCTTTAATATTTCTTATCCCTTTTAAAATACAAACATTCCCAGTACTATATCTAGTCCCAAGTGCTGACATGATACCTCTTGAATATTTCCCAGCAATCCATAGACTCCCATTTGTGGCTTCATCATCACCAATCGTTAAGACTCTGAATGACGAACTTAGCAACTCTATTAAATCGCTCTTCTTTATTTTCCCCTGGTTATTTCCTATCTCTACATATACATAATCAGCATCCGTCACCACTTGGAACTGATTCATTTTAATGTCTTGTTCTGCCATATTCTCACATTTAATGGGCGAATCCTCCGAATTATGAAAACTCTATGTTCGATACTTTATTAATTGCATATAAATTCTTACTTTTAAAGAAGAAAAACAGCAACCTATGAATTACGGTTACATCAGAGTGAGCAGTGAGAAACAGACCGTTGAAAACCAACGGTACGAGATAACTGAATACTGCAAGCGCAAAGGGCTCATTATAGATAAGTGGATTGAAGAGAGTGTGTCTGGTGCCAGGCATCCCAATGTGCGGAAATTAGGTAAGATACTGAATACGATAGACCAAGGCGATACTATATATGTTACGGAACTTTCAAGACTTGGACGCTGTGCGTATATGGTTATAGCTATCATATCTCATTGCCTGATTGCCAAAGCCAATATTGTGGAAACCCGTGATGACAAGCTTATTAAAGATGATTCAGATTCTGTGCAAGATACGTTTTTAAAGGTCTTATTTGCTCAAAGGGAGCGGGAAGATATATCAAGGAGAACCAAAGCCGGACTTGCCAGGCGGGTAGCCATGGGGATGAAGCTTGGACGAAAACCAGGTGTTCAGAATTCCCATTATAAATTGACTGGAAAGGAACGGCTAATAAAAAAGATGTTTGAATACGGATATTCCAAAGCCGCCATTTGTAGAAGGCTGCAATGTAATCCGATAACTTTGGATAGGCATCTTATAAGGATGTGCTATTTTCTGCCTTGTAATTGAGTTTTATATCTTTGCGTGAAAAATGATTTACGCGTATATTAGAGTCAGTACAGATAAACAAACGGTTGAGAATCAGAAATTCGAGATAGAGAAGTTTTGTAAGATAAGAGAACTGCAAATAGACAAATGGGTGTCGGAAACCATATCCGGTACCAAGTCTGCAAAAGAACGGAAGCTTGGCGCTTTGCTGAAAAAACTTAAAAAGGGTGATACCCTTATTTGCTCTGAAATTAGTCGTCTTGGGCGTCGTCTGATGGAAGTGATGAGCATTCTAAACACTCTCATGCAAAAAAAAATCACTGTTCTGACTGTAAAGGAGAAGTATGAGTTGGGTAACAATATACAGTCTCAGATACTTGCCTTCGCTTTTGGTCTGTCAGCTCAGATTGAGCGTGATTTGATTTCGCAACGGACCAAAGAAGGTCTTGCCAGGCGTGTGGCTGAGGGACAGAAATTAGGGCGGCATAAGGGTGGGCATAACTCGCATTACAAGCTGACGGGCAAAGAAGGATTGATTAAAACTATGCTTGAATACGGATATTCGAAGGCTGCTATCTGTCGTAAGCTTAAATGCAATCCTAAAACATTGGATGACCATTTAAAAAGGATGCAATAAGTAATCGGATTTCAAATATAAATTTCTATATTTCCTCTATGAAAAGCAAGACCGCGACTATCTTTGTGAGTGGAAACGAGTGTCTATTCCTTTCTACATCT